CTCTGCTGCAATTCTGTCTGCTTCTGCTTTAGCTGCTGCTGCCTCTGCAGCTAATCTCTCTTCTTCCGCTTTCTTTGCTGCAGCTTCTGCTGCAAGTCTTGCTGCTTCTTGTTCTGCTGCAAGTTTTTCTGCTGCTTCTTTTTCAAGTCTTGCTTTTTCTGCAGCTATTGCGGCAAGTCGTGCTTGCTCTGCTGCTGCTGCAATTCTTGCTGCTTCTGCTGCAGCAGCTTGTTCAGCAGCAATTCTTGCTGCTTCTGCTGCTGCTTGTTCGGCTGCAACTCTTGCTGCTTCTGCTGCAAGTGCTGCTTGTCTTGCAGCTTCTGCAGCGGCTGCTTGCTCTGCAGCAATTCTTGCAGATTCTGCAGCGGCTGCTTGCTCTGCAGCAATTCGTGCGGCCTCTGCTGCAGCAGCAGCTGCTTGTTCGGCTGCAATACGAGCCATGTTTGGAACAAGAACTGACACAACGTTAGACTGCACAGAATAAATATGTTGAGTGTCATTGTCGGAACGAATAGAGAACTGGTATGTGGAATCTAACCCACCGCTACCAGCAAAGACTTCTTGTCCAATTGTAATCACTGTGTTAAGAGCATTTGAGTCTCCAACATTGCCTGTTGCAATTCCCCAACCAGCGGAAGTTCCATTACTAAAGAAAATTGCATAACGTTCTGGGGCAATTTCTCCTGTAGGTGCATCCCAATCAAGTGTTACAACTCCATTTGAAATTGTTGCGATTAAATTTGTAGGAGGATTTAAAACTGGAGGAACATAAGGTTGAATTGCTGCAAGAGCTGCTTGTGCGTTTGCCAGTCTTTGCTGAGCAGCTTGAAGCACTGCAAGTAAAGCAGGGTTGCGAATCATCGTTACAGTAGATTGCCCAAACCAGGAAGCTGGAACTGCTGAGTAGTTCCCCTCGCTATAGTAATAAAGAAGAGCACATGCTCCACCGCCATTTTCATAAAACCACGCATCTAGAGTGTATGCGGTTCCAGCAGTGAGCTGGATACCTGGCCCCATATTTCCGTGACAGCCTTTGTCCACCCACTCGTTGATAACTACCTGACCGTTAATGGTCATGTAGAAACCATCGTCAGCAAAAGTTCTAAACTGGTAAACCGCTGTAGTGGGCACCGTAATAGTTCCATAGAAGTGAACAGTTACGTTATCGGCATTACATCCTAAAACTCCGCCGCTGCCCCATTGAAAGTAAATTTGAGAAACGGTTGTTGTGAGACAAAGGTTCTCTTCATTGGGCGTCATGCTGATGGTGTTGTTATAAACTTTGGCAGTTAAACCTGAAGCAGATGTAGCTGTTGAAGTATCAGGAATTAATTGAGTATCATAATTTGATTGCGCAAGATTAACAGCTGCTTGAGCAGCGTTAACTTCTTGAGTCGCTGCAGCAACTCTTGCGTTGTACTCTTGTAAAGTCTCAGCATGTGATGGTGTGACGAGTACTGCGGGTAAAAGTGCCGCAGATATAAATACAAATAGTGCTGCGAATGTTCGCAGTTTTTTCATTAACCCCTCAAAAGTTAATAAGACCCTCTTTGCTTATTAAAGCAGAAGTTACATCGGTTTTCTTAGTTTATTAGAAATTTGTTTTGAGCCAACATCTCCAGAAGAATTTACTGACTCTCCTTGAACTCCGCGTCCTCTGCTTGCCCATGAAAATATAGAGGCACGTGTTTCTGACTTAACTGTTGGTTCAACTGACACAAACTTTTGCGCAACACCTTTGCGGTTATTTACTTTTAAAACTTTCCTGTTTAACTGTGGCTCCATTTTAAGAACCAAGTCCACCAACGTAACCAGCAGCAGTTCCACCATCACCCATGCCATTAGCATCTCCTGCGGTTTCACCTGTGTGTTGGTCTAAATTTTGTACTGGATTAACGTATGGGTCAGAGTGTGTACGAAGAAGGTCTCCTGCAATCTGCGTACCAGTTACGTATGGATATGACCCCCACCAGTATCCGTTACCAATAAAACCAGATACCCCTTTTTTGCGAGCAAAACGACGACGCTGTGAGTCTTCGTAGGCTTCAATTGCACCATCAAATTGATGACTTAGATTGCTCATGATGTTTTATCCAAATTCTCTTTGTTGTAAGCGCCAACATCTTGTTTTACAGCGCCGTACATTCCTAACCCACCAAATTGCTGACCAGAAATTGGTTGCCACAGCTTGTAGTAGTCAACCATTGTCATTGGATTATCTGTCTGCATAAATAAACAATCCTTCTGGGTCATAAATCTGTACAGATTTCTGTACAAGTGTGTAACCAGTTTCTCGTGCGTGATGACCACAAAAGTACAGTTCTCCACTTACAAGAGTTGCACGAACCATTGCTCGTGCAGCACACCTGTCACAACGGTCTTCTGCGGTCAACTCTCGTTGAGCGTTGGCTGTGTCTATCAATTGCTAAACCCTGGGCTTGGTGGCTTACTTGCAGTAGCTCCAGCAAAACTATCTTGAGTTGGTTTTGGTGTAATAGGTTTTGGTCCTTCAAACTTAGCAGTTTGAGGCATTGACCCTTTAAACTCTTCATTTGATAGCATGTATTTAGTTTACCTCTTTCTCAGAATAAGTAAGGGCATAATACGACAATGGAGTCTAAAGAGTTCCTGGCACGTTACACTTGTGCTCTCTGCAGTAAACGATATGTAGTACCCGATTTAGCACGAATGTGCGAAGAAAAACACCTGGAGAACAATAATGCCTAAGTATGAATACTCTTGTATCCAATGCGATAAAGACTACGAAAAAGAGCGTAGCATCCACGATGCAGAACCTGAATACTTCTGCGACGCTTGCGGCTACGCTCTTCAACGAGTGTTTACTTCTTTTGGCCTTCAGTTCAAAGGCTCAGGGTTTTACAAGACTGGCGGTTAGTTAGTGTTCTCTTCAACAACGGCTGCTGTAGTTACAAGGCCACCAAACTTAGTTGCCTTGTCTGCTGCTTGACGAGTTTCAACTTCTACGTCTGCAACTGTCTTTGCTCCTTTGTCAACGGTTGCAAATGCAGCGTTGATTTCATCAAGAGTTAACTTTCCATCATCCATAAATGCACGAGCAAGTTTTTCAACAACTGCTGCTACAGCAGTCAAACCAGCAACCAATACTGCTTTTGCTACTGGAATACCTGCAACGGCACCAGCACCAATCACTGCAAGACCGCTAGCTGCAAAAACCGCAACAATGCGCATCAAAACATTTTTTAGCGTTGACATTAGATTCCTCATCCGTTTTTCTCCTCTGGTATGTAGTTTACTGTTTTGTTGTACTCTTCTAGTGCTTTTCTAGCGATTTCTTTTTCTGACATTAGGAAGTCTTTGATTTCAGAAGAGCGGAGACCTATTTGTTCAGCAGTCTTTTCTACTATGTCCTCTGAAAGCTCATCCTTGTGAGCGTTAAACTGCTCAATCATATAGTCAAGGACAGATTGCATAGTTGCAGCTTTTAGTTGGGCTTGTTCCCATCTATCGGTAATTTCTTTTTCTTTTCGTTGCCTAAGAAAAGCATCGTGTTCTAGTTGCCTTTCAAGTCGTTTCATTTGAGACTTTGACTTGTAGTGTATTTCGTCCATGCCCTTACCCTAGCAGATTACTTAAACTGCTCAACAACCTGGATTGGTCCAGAGGTGTTTACATCTAGCTTAGCTGCAATTTCTATTGCCTTTTGAGGCTTTGCTCCTGCATGTAAAGCTCCAATCGCATAGTCGGAGCCAGAGCCAACTCCGTAGATACCATCTGCAGACCTACAAACCGACAAATCATCGGCAATATCAAATACTTCTCCAGAAACAGCCATAAGGAAGTTAAAACGGCCTTCACTTGATTTACCGTTTTCTTTGCCCTCGTTGAAGTCGTACCCGTTGTCTACCAAGCATTTACGAAGAGAAGGCATGGCTTTGGTAATCATAAAATGATAAATGTCATCTGAGTCTTTTAGGCTTAACTTTGGTGGATTCCACATGTGCTGAACAACGTCGCAAGGTTGAACCTCACCACTTCCTGCAATTAAGAAAGAACCACGTTTTGCTATCTTCTTCATATCTGGATGGTTGTAGCGACGACCACCATCACCAGTTACTTGATTATCGGCAGCGATAACGCACTTATCTTTGTATTGAACTGCGACGATAGTTGTCATGACCACCCCTTCATAGAAGAACCCCCCTAGAATAGCATCTAGAGGGGCTCTTTAGTTCAATGTCCGATTAGAGGAGTTTGACCAGTTCTGCCCAAGTCTTTGGGCCAACTACGCCATTTGAGTCAATTAGGTCATGATTGTCCTGAAAAGCTACTACAGCCTTCTTTGTGGCTGGTCCGTATACGCCGTCTGCACGCAGTCCTAGGGCCTCTTGTACTACCTTGACGCCATCACCCTTATCGCCTGGCTTAATCGTTCCTGGGAACGCTGGAGCCTCTGCTGCGGGTACTTCAGCTTGGACCTCGTTACCCTTGTAGTTAGGGCGGCCCCAACCTACGATAGAGACTAAAACCTTCTTCTTGTTTGGCTTGTATGCACGAACCTGCTCGCACACCTCGCCGCCATTGCGCTGGTCACCTTTCTTCTTTCCAGAGGTGTTTCCTTCAATGGTTGCTACAACTCCGTCGGCAATAATGCCTGAGCAGATACCTACGTGAGAAATTCGGTTGACACCGTCTCCAGGGAAATCAAAGTAAAGGATGTCTCCTGGTTGTGGGGTTTGACCGCAATCGGCTTCAAACCATGTGCCCATCTTCTTAAATGCTGCTGCACCTGCAACTGTAGATACAGTATTAGGAATCTTTACACCCGCTTCGTGAGCTACCCACATACAGAAGCTTCCACACCATGGTAGGAAGTTAGCGCCTGTAAACTTTCCGTACTTTGTCTCGTTATCCTTTGGACCTTCAATAATCCCAACTTCTTTGCGAGCAATCTCAATCATTGCTGCTGCTGTACCTAATGCTGCCATTTGGTTTGCCTTTCGTAGTTTAAAAGTTACTTCTTCTTTTTAGCTTTCAATGCCTTAAAGTCATCGCCAGTAATCTTGTTAGTTGGCTTTGCTGCTCCTGCAATCTTAGATTGCTTTGGAGATAGCTTCTTAGCTGACTTCTTAGTTGACTTCTTAGTTGACTTCTTTCCCATGCATCCACAAGTTGCGCACATTATTTTTTCTCTGCTTTCTTAGTAGTTGGTTTAGCGACTTTCTTTTTTCCAGAACCTTCTGGAACGCAATTAGGCACTTTTTTGCCGTTCTTCATCTTCATACCTACCTGGACGTACCCTTTCCAGCATGGGTTCTTTATAGCAACACTTGGCATTATTTCTTCTTCCTGTGCTTATTGCCTTTACCGATATTATCGCTTGCTTTCATGACTTGTAAGTTTTTCTTGCCATCATTGTGCTTGTTGTTGTCCTTGTGGTCAACGTGCTCGTCCTTACGGAGTTTGCGCCCTAGTTCTTTTTCCTTTTCATAACGAGCCGCGTTAGTAGACTTAAACTTCTTGGTCTTTGTGTTGTAGATGGTCATCTTCTTGCGACCACCCTTGGACTTATCTTCATAAGGTCCGTAAACTTTAACAGTCACTCGTCCACCTTCCAGGCACAGATGCATTTACAGGTATCTACCTTGCAGACACCCATATCCATTTCGTGCTCACATTTAACACAGACCATGTTCATAGTGTAAGGTGTCTGCTATGCCATTTAAGGATAAAGTCAAGCAAAGAGAAGCGGTACGTAGGCACTACGTTAAAAACGCAGCGGCTATCCAATTAAGGACAGCTCAGAATAATCGCCTTATTAGAAAGCGTAATAAAGCTTACGTGGACGAAGTGAAGGGCGTAAACCCTTGTGTGGACTGTGGCGTCTCGTATCCACCTTACGTCATGCAATTTGACCATGTGGTAGATGGAAAAGTCTCAAATATTGCGGACATGGTGCGCAATGGGTATTCCATTAAGAACATCCAGGCAGAGATAGACAAGTGCGAGCTCGTGTGCGCAAATTGCCATGCTGAGCGCACACACGGACTCAAAGACGAATTAGAAGAGGACTTTCCTAACGAGGCCTAAACGCCGAGCCGTTAATTTTCTTCGCAACAGTCATTTGGCGTCTATCCATCTCGGATGTGCCACCCCAAAACCCTAGAGTGTTGTATTTGAGCGCAAAGTTAAGACAGTCTTTTTTCACGGAGCATCTGTTACACACTTGCTTTAACTCTGGAGGATAAGCCTCTCCTCGCTCAATGAAGAAGCTATCTGTATCTGTTCCTTTGCAATTGGCTTCATCAAACCAAAGTAAATCTTCCTTATCAATATTTGTTGCGTAGAGTCTGCTCTCTTCAACAGGCATTACATTCCTTTCAACTCATTGATTAGGGAAGTCCATGTGGTTAGGTGTTTCTTATCTACTTTATAAAATGTCTCTGTTATCTTGCGATAGGGGTCTTGCGTTGTGTGCTTGAACCAATGTTCCTTAGTGTTGGAGTGAACAACCAACATATTGCCTGACTTCTGGCTTACCATCACGTATGCGTATGGCTTTATCTCTTTGGCTTCATAACCTGAGACTGTATCTACATAGATGTTAGATTGCCAGAATACAGATGGGTCTTCTGAAAAGCCCAAGTTGCGACTCTTTACCTCAAGGATAAGACCGTTATCTAGGATGATGTCTTTCTCTTCTTTAGTTAGGCGGCGAATATCTTCATCCTTAGTTACAAGCTCTAACTCTGGAACGGTGCAACCAATACCTTCACTACGAAGACGCTGTGCAACTAATTCGTTGTATGAGTGACCTTCCGTCATTGCGGCGTGGTAATCAAACTCTACGACGCCCACAACTCTTCCTCCAAACGTAGCTCTGCCTCAACAGTAGCAGGGTCTGGCTTTGGATGTTTTAACTTAGCTCTTTCGTGCTCCCATTTAACTTTAGGATTCTTTGGCTCTACCCATTTGTTTGTAAGGTTTTCATGGAATTGAGATTGACGCTTTTGCTTCTCATATTGCTTCTTGTATTTGTCATCCATTGTTTGCTTCCTTTTTTGAGTGCCACAATTTTATGTGTTCTGCGGCTTGGTCTTCACGATAGGTGGCATCGCATAGTACACAGTTTTTCCATATCTTAACTACTTGCATCTTCTTCCTTACATTTAGGACATTGTTTTGTTATCTCTTGTGTTCCGTATGGGACAGTGTATGTGCCTCCGCAATCAAAGCAAAGTACTGTTGGACTCATCGGTAATCTTTTTCAATATTTAGGTAGAAGCAGAGGAAGTGGAAGGTAATAGCCCACTCGCTAGGGTAGAACATTACGCCAAGACCCCAGCCATCGCCTTTGGCTAGTGTGATTGTTGCTCTCATCTTAGCCTTTTTCTCGGTAATGGCGAAGTAGCTCAACGTTGTACTTAGCATCGGCTTTAGCTTCATTAATCATGTCATCAACAATAGATGCACGAACTGCTCTGTACACCTCTTCGGGGAATTCAATATCAACCATCTTCACCCAAGGCTTACGTAATGTGTATGCGCCGATTTTCATTCGTCACCTCGTGCAACGCCTGCGGCCCAGGTAAGTGCTCTAAACACAGCGTGGTCAACTTCATCCACTGGTGGAAGCATGTCTTCCATTGCAAGCTCAATTACTTGAGCAATCTCACCGCGTATTTCTTTCTCTCTGATTTCCCATGTCTTTTCCATGGCCCAGAGCCTACTACGGTTTTGTTAAATGCTCCACCAAACGGGGGGAACTTTTAGGTCTTTGTTCTGCTCTTTCCATATTGCGTGAGCTTCGTTGACTTCGGCCCAGTTAATCTCGTGAGTTGGACGCCCGCACTTGGGACATAACGCCGCCCCTACGTTTTTATAGACGTGCTCGCAGGTCATTTTTCCTCCGTGACTGTATGTCCAAAGTCTTCTGGGCAAAACCAGCTTACACTTGTTACAGGGCCGTACTTATATTGATTTTTACGTTTTCCACCATCTTTAAGGGGAGCGGTACGAACTAACTCTCTCTTACGGTTTTCTACAGGAGACATAGGTCCTGCACCACATGTAGGACATGTACGGCCTTGACCTGTGGCAAACTCTTGACTCTTACTCATTGGCGGCTAAAGTCAATCATGCCAAACATAGAGGTGTCACGGGAACGAGCAATTCTCTCAGGCATCTCGCCACCGACCTTCTTAGCCCAGCTCTCGCCTGCCTGTGTCATCAAGTCTGAGTGCTTTGGCTTAACGCCAGCGTTGTCAGAGTTCTTATTGGCAATGTTCCATAACTTGGTGGCTAGACCCTGACCCTGATGCTTTGGGTGGGTCTCAAGTCCTAGCACTTCGCCATCGTGACCTAAAGTCATGTTGGACATCAACTGACCGCTGTCCTTGTGCTTTAAAACGTAAAAATGAGGATGAGCGGGGGTGAACCAAGGGTAGTACTCAATCTTGTGGTCACCTGATATCCAGGCCTTGGCTTGTGGGCTACTTTGCTCGCTCACTTCATACTCCTACGAATCTGGTCCATCTTGTACTTAGACCTTGGGTCCTTCTGAATCTTGCCCCAGTTCTTTCTCATCATCTTAACCTGCTTCTTATCTGCTGCAGGCCAGTTGAACGATTCGCCATTTTCAGGGGTAACTATGGAGATGCGTCCTGGTTCATCTGGGATTGTCTTACCGTTACGGGTAGCCATGCCAGATGGTGTTTTCACAATGCGAAATGACTTCCCATGCTCTTTACCGAACTGGATATAAGAGAGCTTATCTTGAGCGCTCAACTGTAACCTTCTTTAGCTTCTTACGGTTGTACACCTTTTTTGAAGGAACAGCTGTAGCAGCGTTTGAGCGACGAAGCTCTTGGATACGCTGAACTTTAGATAGGTTGTCTTGGGCTGCCATATTACTTACCAAACATTTCTTTCCACTGCTCTGAAGACAAATGGCTACGAGCCTCGTCTACCTGATATGGAGCAGCGTGCCCTACTACACTTGGGTCTATTTTAAAACAAGCATGGCACGTAGCTGCACTTTCACCCTTATGTTCTTTATTACCTTTGCTTTGGTGAGTCCAGTGCCACCTGTCATTCATATCGTTCTCAACTTGAGATGCGTACCACTCGTCGCTAGGCATAAGGACAATGGTAAGGCTACTGCCTAGCTTTTACTGGATAAAAAAATATTAGATAGGGGAGGTACGGCCTGTGTCATGCCGCCTCATTTGGCCCATTTGGGCTACTGCCTAGCCTCCAGACCCTCAACCATGCCTGAGCCCTGGGGGTTCCCTGCGTGTTTTTCACTTAATGGTGGGGGCATTTTGTTCCAAAAGATTTTTATTTATCACGATTACATTTACAACTTGTTTCTTAAAGAAGTATTTATTGTTCTATCT